TCATCGTCTCGTTATTGACAGGGATTTCTCTTATCATATGCTCTCGCATCAGGCGGATACATCTGTCGACCTTCTCAGGTTCGGCTGCTACGTAGATTGCGTCGTGGAGCTGAATGCAGACATCGAACTCGCTGCCGTGAGCTCGGTAGAAGCTCTCTGCTGATATGTTGAGCAGGTCCCCGACGGACGACTGTGGAATGTAGGCATACGCCTCTCGAAATAGAGCATCGCCCCACCTTCCAAGGAAGCGGTGTCTTCGACCGAAGAGATTGATGAGCGTTCTGTCTTGGCGAAGCTGCTGCTGTATTCGCATGTGCCAGCCTTTCAAGAGATGGTTCTTCTCGTAGTAGCGGTCGAGCAGGGCTCGGGCCTGTGACAGTGTAACGCCAAGTTTCTCAGCCACTGTTGCGGGACCAGCAGCGTAGTTGCAGGCGTGGCGGAGCACCTTACCCACACGCCTCTGAGCCTTTGTGACCTCACTCATAGGTATTTCATACATCAAGCTTGCTGTATAGCGATGCACGTCGTGCTTCTTCTTCCTCAAGGAAGGAGGCATTCCGAAGCTGTCCCTGAACAGCCTCATCAGGACAGTATCAAGACACAAGTAGGCCACCACAACGGCTTCTGCCTGGACGTAGTCAGCCCCAATGAACACCTTCCCTTTCGGTGCTCGATAGAGCACACGAGCGTCCTCGGGAATGTTCTGCAGATTACCACTGCCGTATGGCAGGATAATGCTCTTGCTAGAGCTCCAGCGACCACCAAACGATGTTCCTGCTATGTTGTAGCAGGTATGCACCTTTCCTTCAGGGCTGACGGTGATGTCCACAAAAGACGACTTCTTCTTGGCAACAGCCCGCCGTTCGAGGATAAGCCCAGGAACTGGATGCACCTTTGCAAGCCTTTTCAGAGCTTGCTCATCGGTTGTGACCTTACGTTCTTGTTCTTTGGACTTGCGTCGCTTGAACTGCAATGGCAGGCCAAGGTCGACGTAGAGCAAGCGTTTCACCTGCTCTGGCGAGTTGAAATTTATTTCACGGCCACAAGCAGCAACAAGCTTCTCGTCAAGCTCCTTGAGCTGTTTTTTGCACTCCTTGAGGAGTGCGTCACGCTTCTCAAGGTCAATATCTATGCCTCGCAGCTGCATGTAAATAGCAAGCTCGAGTTGCCTCATCTCCATATCAAAGATGTGCTGTTGGCCAGAGTTCCGAATTTCCCGCTCCAGAATCGGAACAAGAGCGATTGTGGCAGCTGCATCCTGGGCATTGTAAAGCCCCATGTCCCTGCTGGAATAGGGCTTCCAGACAGGAATGTCCAAGCAGATGCTTGCGAGATAGCCAAGGTCTCTCGGCAGTTCAGGCCACACGACGTGAGCTGCAAGTAGCGTGTCCATGTGCATCTTCCTCGGGAAGATGTGGTAGCGATGCCACAGCATAGCTGCGTCGTAGACTGCGTTGTGCATCACAATTGGACAGCGTTCGCATAGACGAGCTACCGCTGACCAGATAGCGATTTCATCTCGTTCGGGCCACTTTGGATACTTGCCGTCTAGCAACTGGATGGAGATAGCAAAGTTCGGGTCGGCTGACAAGCCAATCCACGAGACATGAGTCTTGGTAGCCTCGAGGTCGAGGGCCACAGGGCCTTCGGCACTGTCGCAAAAGTCCATGAACTCTTGCAGAGTCGGACGAGTCTGGAAGACTCGCTTGTCTTCTGGGATTTGCGGAAACTTACTGTGATGAAGTGCCTTACGCATGTCCAGGATGAACGTCGTCGCCAGTTCCCACTCGTAGTTCACCGCTTGCGGATGGTAGGTCGCAAGGACTTTCTGTCCCTTCACGAGCGTGGACTCCATCACATAGCCTCTATATGAGGCTATACCTGTCTTGCCTGTCAAGGCCCACAGAGCTGTCCGCCCAAGGGCAACAACGATGTTCGGACGATACTGCTCAATCTCCTCCTTGAGGAGGTTGACCCACTCGACGAGCTGAGGCTTCGGCTTGGTGCAGGACGCATCATAGAAGTAATATTTTATGTCATTGGCAGGCGGTCTCTCACGAGCTACATTTGCAATGAGGCATTCTGCTCGGTTTATCCCTGCGTATGACAGCAACGAGTTGAGCGTCTTCCCTGCCCGTCCCACGAAGGGCCGCCCTGTCATGTCCTCTTCCTTCCCTGGGGCTTCGCCGACCAGCATGATATCGGCGGTCGGCGGACCCTCTGTGGGGACAAAGGTCATGGTTTCACCTCCTTCGACAGGGCTTCAAGAGCAGCAGCATACGCTGTCTTGTCTATTTCACAGCCAATGGGCCGCATTTTCAATGACAGGGCTGCACGGAAAGTGCTGGCAGAGCCAGCAAACGGGTCACAAACGACGCTGTTGGGCATGACCGTCCGCTGAATAAGCTCACGCAGGAGCTCAACAGGTTTCTCCGCTGGGTGGATGCGTTTGCTTGGCTCAACAGGTGGGACCTGTATCCAATCAGGGCGTCCCTGCAGAACAAGCTCACTCTCTGGCCTTCGGCAGTATAGCAGCATGTCGTAGCAGCTGGCTGGCCAGCACTTCGGTGCGTTGCACTGGCCTACGGCTCGCTTGACCCATATAATAGGTCGGACATGCGGAAGCCAGCCTACGGCCTCGAAGATTGTCCTGACAGCGTGGAAGTATTCAGGTGCTACGAATATCCAGGCGTGAGCCGTGCCCTTGCAAAAGCGAAAACTTTCACGTGCGAGCACTGTGTAAAGCTCGAAGGCCTTGTCAGGCTTATCCTCGAACTTGTAGCCAGCTGTGCTGACACCACCTGTTTCACCACCCACGCTCGTGGCGATTTCATCTATGTTAATACCGTAAGGCGGGTCTGTCAACAGCAGGTCGACAGACTTGTCTGGTATGGTAGGCATCCACTCCCTTGCATCCGCAAGGTGCAAATCCCACTCCGAGCGAGCTTGACGAGCGAGCTCAGCTCGTCGCAAGGCGACATCGATGCTCTTTGCTGCTCGCTTAATAGCCGATTTCTTCTTGAGCTTTGCAAGCTCAGGAAAAGTTTCCACCGCTTCCGCTATTTGGATATGCTCGATAACCTTAGCTCGGCTGACGCCAAGACTTTCGGCAGTTTTGTCAAGTGTCCACCCACCTTCTCGACCTCTTTGCGACTCACCATAAAGCTTCTGCTTTATGCTGTGAAGGTCCCGTATGGCGAGGGCCTCTTCAGCAGGCGTGAGGTTCTCTCGCTGTAGGTTCTCTTCGAGCTCGATTTCTCGCAGAACCAACGGGTCGACTGCGTCTATGTAAATACAGCGGACTTTCCGCTGCCCCATCTTGCACGCTGCAAGACGGCGGCCGCCTGCGACAAGTCGCATGTCACGAGTGACGATGATAGGGACGAACTGTCCGTATTTCTCCATAGAGCGAAGAAGCTTCTTCAGCTTCCGCTGGTCGACCTCCTTCCGATATCTCGGAAGGTCTTCGTCAAGGACGACATCGTCGGGGTCGACTTCAAAGATTTCTCCTTCGTTAAAGTAAGACATTTCCTAGTCCTCCCCAGAAAGGTCAAAATTTGACGTTCTAGCTGCGTCTAACAATAGACGTTACGTGACCACAGTCAGCACAGCGAAACAGTTCAACCGCAATGAGCTCCTCACGTCCAGTGTGCGACAGCACTGCAGAAACCTTTTTCAAGACGAAGACAGTTGTGAAATAAGTGCTTCCGCATTCAGGACACTCCACACTCGGACACTTTGACAAGTCAACCCTCACGGGTTGGCCTATGGCCTGCGGGCCATGCCCTCCATTACCGTTACCACCTTTCTTCATCTCTTTTCCTCCTGCTCCTCGCTTTTGGACAGCACCTGTGAACGTCATACAGTCTTTCTACTTGCTCTCTTGACAGCACCGAGCCAAAGCAGGCGGTGTCCTCTGAGAGGGAAGCAACCTCCTCACTGTTCAGGAAAACTCTGACTGTATTCCTTCTGCACATTATAGAGATAACAGTGTCTTCTGATGCCTCTCGGAGCAGCTCACCCACTATCCACTCGACCTGTCTTCTTACTCTGTTGGTCATCTCTTACCCTCCTACTCTTTGCCTCCTTTAACTTACAAAACAAATCGGACAGGTGCTCCCTGTTCTCCAAGTTTGTAATGAGGAAGTCACCATCGGAGTCCCAGACTATAGAACACGACAGGTCTTTAGGCAGTGCACGAAGCACCCGCTCTATCTCTTTCTGCTTCTTGAGCTGCTTATACCAAGCAGCAGGGTCTTCTGGCATAACCTAACCTCCCTTGAGTGACGCTAGGTCACTCAGTCTGATACCGACCTTCTTGAGAAGAGCCCTCTCCTCCTTGGAGAGGAGAGAGCTCCGTTTTGGCTTCACAGTCGAAAGGTCCTTTTCACGCTGGCCCCGGTAGGAGCGGATGAATTGCTCTCGCTCCTCTGGGGTCATTTGCATGAAAGGCTTGTACATCTCAAGAAGTTTCACTTCCCTTCTCCGACGGCAGTCATCTTTCTAATCTCGTTTGTCACCTGACCTTCATACTCACGAATGCCAACTTGCACATCCACCTGCAGACCAACCCATTCAGTGTTGCGGATTGCCTCGGCAATCCTTGCTGGTGTAGACATATCCACTCCCATAGCATCGCAGAAGCGACGCAACATATTGATTTTGGCTTGCCTCTTCGTCATCCGCCCATCTCTAGTCAACTCATTCTCATCACCCTCCCGAGGGAGAAAGTTACGATAGTAGAGAATGCTCCCGTCGATGGGGGTTTCACCGTCGCTCTTGACCCCACCGTTATCAGCGAGTGTAACTTGCCATACGACTGCGTTCTGGTCAGGGTCGTATGACACTGCTGTTACGTGCCCGTGATACGTGCCTTGGGGCACAAGAGGTTCGGGCTTGAATTCTTCTTCTACGTCAAAGCTCCCTGGGATATAGACTTCATCCATTACTCTTGTCCTCCTTTCTCAATATATTTCATAATCTCCTGCCAGTCATTAGGAACAAAGTCTGGCAGGCGGTGCTCTTTGCCTGACAAAATTGAGCGGGCCTTCGTCAGGCCTATCGGCACTGTTTGCAAATACCACTGTGTAACGCTCTTCTCTCGACGAGTCGTTGCATAATAGACTTCGTCAAAGTAGCCTGGGACCTTTTCAGACAACTGGCCCGTGAGCAGCGGACCGATGTCTATGATAGCCCCAGTTGACTCATCACGCTTGATGTCAATGTGCGAAAGCACAATGACGTTTGCTGGTAAGGACACAATCTGCCGCAGCTTGCCCTCTACGAGATTGCGAACCATCTGGTAGTGGACATTCCAGATTGGTCCGCCAGTCGGCGACCGCTTGGGGTCAAGCATCAATGCCCTTTCCATTGCGAGGTCAGTCATGGTCGTTGTGCTGTCCACAACAACTGTCTTATACTTGCAGTCCTTGCGAAGCCGCAGCAAATCCTTTTCAAACTTAACCCAGCTCTGCCAATTCATGTCATAGGTCTCGTAGTCGAAGTCCTTACCTGCGTAGGTCAAGATGTGGCCATCAAAGTCGAAGACAAATCCAGGAGTGGGAGCACTTGCTGCGAAAGTGCTCTTTCCTGTTCCATACGAGCCGATGACCGACCATTATCTTCAGGTGCTGGGTGTTGGCCTTAACATCCTTCGCACTTGGCATACATGGCCTCCTTCATGTTGCTTATCCGCTTAAGCGTCGGCTCGAGATAGTCTCGAGTTGTGCGGATAAACCCTGGAATTTCCGCTTCCTTGTCCTGCAGCTCGTCGAGTGACAAATGTCGCTCGCAGAGCGGTGCGTAGCAGCACCTGCCGAAGCGGTAGCAACTGTCAAACTGCATTGGCCAGCACTGATGTGCTTCGCACTGGGCGATTTGTTTCGCTGTCAAAGTGAAGCTCCGTCGCCATTCGGCGAGGTCGCTGTCGGTGAAAATCATCGGCACTCGCCTGAAGGCAATTGTCTGCTTTCCCCATGCGCCATCTGCCTTGCGACGACAAGATATCTGGTGGATTACCACCAGACAGCCTTGGACTTCCAGGCCCATTGCTTTTGCAGCGTAGGTGTAGCCCATTATCTGGGCTGAACGATTGAGCCGCTCAGCGACAAGGGCAGCCGACTGGCCCGTCGTCTTGTGTTCTACAACGAAGGGGATACCATCAAGCACTGCTCGCATGTCTATCTTGCCGAAGAAGCCAAGGTTGTCACCAACCTCAACAAAGAACGACTGCTCTGTGGCCTTCACCTCGAGAGAGCCGACGTCAGTCTGCTGAAATTCATCAATATACGCTAGTAGGGCTTCGCCTGCTGTGTCCAGCGTGCGATAGTCCTCTTCCCATTCGGGATGGACAGCCGTCTCCAGCTCCCAGATAGCTCTGCCATAGGCCAGAGCTTGTTGCACAGCTTCACTGAGCTTCGCCCCTGCTTTGACGGCACTGTAATAGCCCTCCATTATGGCGTATGTGCTGCCGTAACGCAGGGCGTTGCTGCCTTGCAGAGGGCGTAGCCCACAAATGCAGGACAAGAAATACTTCCTTGGACAGGAGGCAAACGCCTCCCGTCCAGAGTTGTCCAGCTTCATCATAGATTGATACCCACTTTTGCAAGAGCATCGACAATGGCCTGACGCTCGTCCTCGCTGAGGCCAGCCAATCTGCGTTCGAGCTCGGCTTTGCTGAGCTTCGGAGCAGCAGCCCGCTTTGCGGTCCATTCTCCGCCCTTGAGGGTTTCCCAACGCCTCTGAATAGCTTCGCTAGCCTCTTCGCCATCACGGCCTGCAGCGGCATCGCCCAACACCTGCGACAAGCCGTGTATCATGAGCTTACGCTGGATGTCAGGCGAAAGCTCATCTACACTGTAAAATCCACTTTGCCCCGTGCTTACAACAGTAATCTCAACACCGTTGTCCTTCGGGACTTTGTCCAGTTTCTTCACACTCATCCTCTACCTCCTTCAACGAAATTAAACCTCCCTCTACGAGGAGGTCAAATATAAGCTGGGACATCGACTTGCCAGCTAAAGCCGCAGCAATCTTTAGCTGGGTCTTTGTCCCTGCTGGCCATCTAAAGTGGAAAGGAAATCTTCGTATGTGTCCATTTGTCCATTTGTATAACATACCTTTTTCAAGGTGTCAACCCCTAAATTTACAAGGTTGACACCTAAGTGCCTACCTGAGTCTTGCAATCAGGTCGTTGACTGCATCCTGCAACTTGCAGACCTTGGCGGTAGCCTCCTCGAGATATAGCTCGAGTGGGGCTTTCACCTCCTCCAGCTCCTTACCAGTGACCTTCGCTTTTGGCTCGGAAGTTGCTGGCGTGCAGTATGGACTGACGTAGTCGGCCAGCGACCCGAGACATACCTGCAAGTTATCCAGCTCGCCGAGGACTATGTCCATCTTCTCCATTATAGGAGACCTCTGGCTTGCGCCCATGACTCTCACCTCCTTTCCTTCAGCTATCTAATCCGCCTGACGACCAGTGTGTAGCCGTCCCCGATGGGGACGGACTTTGTCTGGCCCACTTTCAGTGGAAGGACGTCGTCCTCCCGAACGCCCAACACGCCAAGGTGCGACACGTCACACATCCTTTTCAGGGAAATCCTTGGCTGATGAGCGATGCAGTCGCCGTGAGGCGACACAATTTTGCTGCACAGCAGCACAGCTGCGGAGCGGTCAGAAACATCAAATTTTGACTTTTCATCTGGCATCACTGCTCCTCCTTCAAATAACCGTTCTTTCTTAGCCACAGCCACACACTTGCATAGGTGTCAGGAGCCCGATGACTTCTCTCGACAGGCGGCAGTAGTGCAACACAACCGCCTGGCATATCAGACGCAGAAGTGCCGTAATAAACCTCCCACAAATTGCGGAGCCGTGTTATGATTAGATGGAACGGGAAGCCATTCGCCTCTATCCTATCGGGCAACCTCTCGCCTATTTCTCGAAGGGTGGGAGCTTTGAAGTATTCCTGATAAGCCAGCGGAACAGGTCTCGTCTCGAAGAAGTGTAAGCTCGCCAGTTCCTTCCCTTCCTCCGTTCGCATGACCTGCCAATACCAACCACCTTCACCCTGTGGGTAGCCCTGCTCCCCGAGCTTTTTGCAGAGCTCGAGAGAAGGAACTTCGTTGGTAGGGTTGAACTTCTCTTCTGACATTATTGTCCCTCCTTCCTAATCCTCTTAAGGCCTTCTGGCGACAGCATTACGTCTCCTCCGCACACTGACACTTGACGACTAGCTGTCCAAACTCAACAGCATACCACCACGAGGTGCACCACACGAGCCCTCGGCTTGTGTAGCCGAGATACTTTCGGCCGTGATACATATTCACCTCGATAGGGCCAAAGGCTAGTGGCGCTCGACCTGTTGGTCTGAAGAGCTCGTCTGTGAAGATAAGGTCTGTTCTGTCCTCTCGGATGTGGATACAAAGTTTCCCTGGCATCTACCTCACCTCCTCTCTTTTCAGCTGTTTATCCATCTGACGATAACCCATCCTGCTAGCCACACGGCTATCAGGAAACCAAAGAACTCAATCATCCTGACCTCCTTGGTGCTTGATGCCATACTTTTCTCCCAGTCGCTTCTTCACTGCGTTGAATTCCTTCTCACTATAGGCAAAATGTCTTTCTTCTTCCTGAACCCTTGGAGAGTGATAGTATACAGTAGGTATATCAGAGAAGCACCGATGTATCCCCATGAGGGTTGATGTAAAGCAGTCAGGGCAGACACTGTTCCTTGGGTCAGCTACGAGCATTAGACGACCGCAGTTCCTGCAGTAGATAGCGACAAGGTCGCCGACTTTCTCACCGTCTCGATACTCTTGATGTCTAACTATTATCTCCATTCTCTTCCTCCCACGGGAGGTCATCTAACCATCTCCTGATGAGGAGACGGAGCTTCCTGCTGACCTCCAAAATGTCTTCAACCTCCTGGTCTGTAGCTTCTTCAACATTGCTTTCCTGTTCGCACTCAGCCATCTTGACCTCCTGTGTCTATAGCGTTCTCTCTGTCCAGCCACTCGTCTACGAGCTTCTTGTATTCCCTTGCGTGGGCTTCCAGGTCTTCTGGTGGTGCGAAGGATATCAGCCCACGGAGCAGGAAGGAGACCTTCCTGTGGAGCGTTCGCCAAGCACTCTCTGTGTGCACTAGATAGTGGAGGAGTTCCTGGCGGTGCTCGCAGGCAAATCTGAAAGCCTCGGCTATGCTCTCGGGCGAGAGCCTCTCGAAGTCAGTGGCGTTTGCCACAACCTGGTGCATGCTCTTGCAGCGTAGAGGTCCTGTGAATACGGTCTTCACAGGCCACTGACACGGAACGTCTGGCCCCCGCAGGGCAGTAACGTAGTCCCATGCAGCGACTTCTCGCCCAGCCCCACACAATTCTTGCACAATTTGCTTCCATTCTTTATCTCGGTTTTTCATGGTCTTCCCCCTTCATGATGACGTGCTTGCTCTGCATCCACCAGTGTAGTAACTTGATGTATTGCTTGGCAGCCTCCTTGGGCGAAATGCCAGGAATGCTGCCTTTAAGGAAGGTGTCTGCTAGCAGCTCTCCAAGAGGAGGATAGAACACCTCCCAAACTGCAGTGATGTGCTGCAAGTAGTGGTATAGCTCGTGGCGATGCCCGTGAACAGCAGCGAAACCTTCCTCTATCTCTCCTGGAGACAACCCGAGAAACTCCTCCTTACCGAGTGCATGAGCACACCTGCCCCGCAAAGGACAGGTGAACATAGCCTTTGCAATAACCGAGCAGTCGACTGTGTCTGGTCCACGCAGTGCTGTGACGTAGTGCCACAGCACCTCAGGCTTGCGGGATATCTCCATAATGATTTCTCTCCAGCTCTTCTCACCATTGGTGAGAGGTTCTACATCCCAACGTAGCAAAGCTGCTGCCAAGCCACTCCCCGCAGCCTCCAAGGCCTGCCTGGCAGCGAGACTCACTTGCTCGTTCGTGCGAGCAGCCTCTACAGCCGCCTTCGCCCCACGGAGCCGAAACTTTAACCAGTTAACTTCTCTTGACATTGTCAAATCCTCCTTCCGAAGGACATTCGTCCTCCGCTTCTTCAATGAGCCTCTCGTAAGAGGCTCTTATCTGGCGACGCACCTCTGGTGGTTCGTCGAGATTGGCAATATACTGCCAGAAAGCTCGCCAATACGCTGAAAGCTCTCTGAAAGGACGTTCATTCATCTCGGTTCCTCCTCCTTTGAGCTATGCTCGTCCTCGGCCGAGCCGAGAATTTCCTCTATCTGCTCCGCTGTCAGGCCATCTTGCATGGCTGTGCGACGCAGTCTCTCATGACTTGATAAAGCCATGCGGACGATGCTGCCATCAGCAGCCCGCTTAAAAGCCACCGTTGGCGAGAGCGGCTCCCGTCGTAAAGCGACGAAGAAACGACGCTTTATAAGCGTTACACGAATGCTGATACTTTCAGCATCAGCCTGGTCGGGATACTCGTCTCGGAGCTTCAGCAGGCGGTTGCGGAGGCGGGTGGCCTCCGCTTTTGAGGCAGCGGGGAGGAGGAGCTCCCTCCCCAGATTGTAGAGACAAGGCTTCGCAGAACCAGTCTTTAAGCATCGCTGGCCTCCTTCAGTAATTTGAGAGTAGTTTTCAGCTGGAGCAGCATGACCTCTGCAGCTTCCAGCCACTCACCCCAAGTGCGAGACCATCTGACATTTGACCAAGCATTCAAAGCCAGAGGGTCAATACACTGGCCAAACACAACTCGCAAAGGGCAGTCATTGCATGGGGCATCTGGGTCTAGGAGAAAGCGCTCACAGAGTGGGCAGTCCTCTGAATACCAGCTCTCACCAATCTCAATCTCCATATAGTGATAGTCCGTTATCCACTCTGGGTCCTGCTGCTTGACCCACTCTATCATTCTTTCCCAGTGGTCTGCGGACTGCTGAGTTGCTTGAACAGCCTCTTTAGTGACTTTCATCTTCACCCTCCCGTCTTCCTGCTTCAGCCGTGCGGGCTCGGATGGCAAGCTCGAGAAACCGCTCGCTCAAAGTCTTTGCCATCCGCTGCAAGGCGTATTCTGCAAGCAGGACGGTGAAGAGGGCTTTTTCTCGCTCGTCGAAGACCTTCCAGATGTGGAGGATGCTTTCCACGTGCTTACTCCGTAATTGCTCGCCCTCCTGCATAAGGGTCTTTCCGAATTCTGTCGCAGCTTTTGCGACAGTGTAAAACGCATCATCTCCGATGCCAAGAGCCTCAGATGTCTTCTGTCTGGTGTGGTCTATAGCTGGCAACCTTTCAGGGAACGTTGCCACAACCTCTTCCACCCCTTCAGGGGTCAGAAGACCGAGAGCCTTTTGCAAGGCCTGTTCCAATCCCTTTCTACTTACGTTGCTTAAGTCCATCTTTGTCCTCCTTTGAGCTTTGTTGTTTATCTTCCTTTGGAGGGTCTTCCACGTCACAGCGTGGACAGACCCAAATGTTTTCTGCATAAATGTAGTGGAGCGGTGCTCCACATTCTGGGCATCTGTTGTCCTCCATCGCAAATCCTCCTTTCTTTGTCGCTAGACCTCCTTTCTTTTAAGCCATTAGGCCGTGCCTACAAATCCCTCTCCGACCCTTGCTGAGGTAGGCAAGGGAAGGAGGTGCTGCAGGCCGTCAGCCATCGGCCTGCCTGGAGAGGGCAAACTCAGCACGGCCGTTGGCATCACTGTGCTAGAGTGTTCAGGAGCTCCTCTATATAGTCTGCTGTTTCTTGCTTGATGCCATCGGGCAGAATATACATACCAGAGCTTGCTGTCAGGTCGTATATCAAGTCTTCCTTTGTGTATTCAGGGTCTTCTGGCATTGGGTGCTCCTTCATATAGTTCTCGATGTCTTCCCTTGTAATTGGAAGATACTCGGGGTCTACTGCGGTGCTCAGCGTGTCTTCGTATGCCACCCAGCATCTCCTTATTTTAATCATCTTCTCCTCCTTTCTTTGTTGTTGCCTTAGCAATGCCAAGGCATATGGCCTCAACAGTTGGAAAGTCCCAGTTGTAGAGCTTGGCGTCTCGCTCAAGGTTTGCGAGAGCTGTCGCCGCATCCTTGTTGTGGTGCACTGTTATCAGAAAGTTCTCAACAGCCAGCCGTTTGGCCTTTGGCCGAGCGGCCACGATTTCCTCTACCTCTTTTGCTGTTAGCTCTCTAAGTGGCATGGCTAGACCTCCTTCACTTTTGCAAGGAGCTTGTCAACGAGCTCCTCTTTTGAGAGATGGAGCAGCCGCTCTCTGCACTGCGAGCAGGTTGCTCGCAACTCCTCCTTGACCTTGTCAGGACGAAAGCCCTCAAGGGACACTTTCATGCCCTCAAGGGCATCACCCTTCTCATTGCGTTTCATTGCCCAAGCCTCCTGCTGCACGGCTCCGCACAATTTGCACTGGTAACGGATGAGCAAGTTGTATGGTTCAGGACAGCTCTTGCGAGGTCTTGATGACCTCGGTCTCTTGATTGTTATCTCAATACCGAGAGCTGCTAAGGCGTCGAGGTCTTCGGGGCTCAGCCCCTCGGCCTTTTCTTCTTCAATTGTTATCTTCATTTCCTGCCTCCTTTGCTTTCTTTGTGGCCAACGAGCAGCAGAATAAAGTGGTCTTTGGCGAATTGAGGGAGCTCATCCCAGGACTTCTGGAGAAGCTCCTTGTTCACATGCTTAAGGGTAGGACACTTTGCTCGCTCTTCAGGGGGCGTGCTGTTCCAGACTTCTTTAGTTGTCTTCATGTTGTACCTCCTCTCTCTTTATTCCTTTCCAGACTTTATCAAAATGTTCTTCCTCCCGCTCCGCTACTTTCTCGGCCAGCTCCTTCTTCGAGCGGCTGGTTGCATCTGTGATGCCATACTGGGTCGCTAGTGCGACCAGCACGGCTCTTGGGTGGCGGAGCAACAAACGAACTGATGGCTTAGGCCGTCTGAACTCTGTCATGCTGCACCTCCTAAGATTTATTATGTCCATTTGGACATGATACCATTATAACACGGCGTGTTATTTTGTCAATAGCCATGAATGCCCAATAAATCAACAAAATTTGTCATTGACCTTGCCGCTAGGCCAGAAAAGTCAAATTTTGACATTATTTCTTGGCCGATTTATCGGCCAGGATGACTTCGATTTCCTCGTCTGAAAGACCGTCAGCTTTCATCTGTTTTCGCAGCCCAGCGAGATGTAAGTCAAGTGGCTCTTTTGAGCCGTTTCTGTGTTTGATGGTAATCCCATAGTCGCACTTGCGAAGCACTACGCATGGTCGTCCTTCTTCGTCCTTGCGGAGGGAAATCACGATTTCTCCTTGACGCCCCCAGTTTTTAAGAAACCTCCATATTCGCACCTTGAGTGCTTCTTGTTCGCTTTTCGAGCGAACATCTATCCAGAGCTCCTCACCCGCTGGCATGTCCTCTAGTGTTTCTATGAGAGCTGCTACATCAAACATCTTGACCTCCGTGAATGATATTTGATATATGATATACGATATGGTGTGTAATGTCAAAACATTACGCATGGCGCATTTTGCATTACATTTGACCGTGTTTGTGTATGTCATTCTATGACCTTTCTGCCACTGTGTGGCTCTGCCACCTTTGGGTGCTGGCGGCTTTGCTGCCGTGCTGCGGCAGCTTCGCTGCGGCCAGCTTTTTTTTTTTTTTTTTTTTTTTTTTTTTTTTTTTTTTTTTTTTTTTTTTTTTTAGAGAAAAGGAAAAGCTGAGAAAAGAAAGCTGGGACAAAACCCTCTGGGCGACCCGCTGGATATAACCAAGAAAGGTCACAAAAATATAGGGAAAAAACGGCGTGGAATGTAATGCGCAATGGATAATGCACAATGCGCAACAAAACGTCAAAATTTGACTATTCTGGCGCACGCACACGGTGCGTGAAAACGCTTGACAAATTGTCAAAACGGAGTTATGGTGGTGTTATCACGTGCGCACGTGAAATAAATTTTAGGAGGCTTAGCGATGGCAAAGAAGGACGACGTAAAGGTAACGGTAGACGTTGATAACATGGTTATCAAATTTAATGGTTATGGCGTGGAGCGGACATACGATTTGACGGTGCTAAATGATGACATCAAACAACGGTTATTGTGTCATGGTGCTAATCAAAAATTACGGGATAGCTACAGTGGAGACCGTTCTAATTGGTATGAGCATACGGACAATGTGTGGGACGCATTGATTAGCGGTCAATGGGAACGCAAGGCCGAAGGCAAACTGACAAAATTGCAAAAGCTAGCTGAAAGCGGTGTGTTTACACAAAAACAAATTGACGCATTGAAAAAGGCAGGACTATTGAAATAGCCTTGACAAGCTACAACCTGCATGGGCGTAGGCCTTCACGGCTTGCGCCCTTTCTTTTTGCCCGCTGGCGGACATCCAGCCGAAGCCCCCTAAGCCCCCAAGGGCATCCCGCCTGATGATAGACATAGTCCAAAATTCTCCCTGGCCAAAATTTCAACCAGCACAGCTGGCTGCTGCACAGGCTGCAAACGCAGCACCGTAGGTGTGTGTCCAGCTATGCTGGAAATGTCCCGATGAACATTTGTCCATTTACGCATTGACTTGCGCCGATGGCGTGGTATAATGTTATCATGGGACGGCCTAAGAAAAAACTTGACGAAGAGGCCATATTAGACCTTGTAGAGCGAGGTCTTCCGCAGAAAGAGATTGCTGAAGAGCTTGGTGTTAGCACGCCAACGCTGGCAAAGCGGATAGCTGACCTTCGGGAGAAGCAAGGCCTTCTGCTGAAATATCGTGCATTGCAGAGCTTGCAGCTCACTGAGCTACAGTGCAGAGTGCTGGAAGCGATAACACCAGAGAAAATTGAAGAGGCCCCACTTCGGGACCTCGTCCTTGCGTATAAAGTTCTGAAAGACAAGGAGCAATCCATTGAAGGACTACCGTCGGACATCAAGGGTCTTGTTGGCT